AAAAGGAATTTTAAACCAAAAAATTCAACTTAGTTTAAAAATAGAAAAAATAAAAAATAAAAAATAATTTTAAAAATAATTCAAATTTTCTCAAAGTTTAAAAATTTAGTTTAAAAATATGCTGAAACCCTTTACCACATTAACTTTAAACCCTTAAACCAAAATTCAACCTAGTTTAAAATGAGTTTAAAATCATAATATGTAACTCGTTGATAATCAATAAAAATAATATTTTAATATGAATAGAAAAACAAAACAAAGATTCTTAGATGCAAAGCGAATGAGCCTTATGCGAAAGTACCCGACATGGACAGATGAAGATTTACAGAGCTTTAATTTTTACACAAAAACTGATAATTCTGCAAACCATTTGACTGGTTGCATAATGGATTGGATAAGATACAATGGTGGACAAGCTGAACGAATAAACACAATGGGTAGAAGGATTGACAATCGAGAGACAATAACCGATGTTATGGGCTACACACGGACAATCGGTTCGGTTAGTTGGCAAAAGGGCACAGGAACGAAAGGGAGTGCTGATATTAGCGCAACAATCCCAATGCAAGTAAATGGTATCAAATTTGGAGTTAGTGTCAAAATAGAGGTTAAATATGGCAAGGATAGGCAAAGCGAAGACCAGAAGAAATATGAGCACACAATCAATGAAGCTGGGGGGATTTATTACCAAGCTAGAAACATTGATGACTTTATTGAATGGTACGATGAAAATTTTAAATAACGTGACTTATACTACACATCATAATCATTAACAAGTAAATTATACAACACATTATGCAAATAGAATTTAAAATTACAGGTGAAGACCAGAATGAGCTAATGCCTTACTTTCAGGCGCAAAATAGAGATGCTTTTTTATTCGAATTATTCCACAATTTTTTCAGGCAATGGAAAAATACTGATGGCATGGTTGATATTGAAGATGTTAAAGAAAAGTTATTTATGCTTAAGAATGAACATAATATTAGTTTAATCGATTATTAATAAACTAACTTTGTTTTCCAAATGAATCTAATTGATTGACATAGTTCAAGAATACCCTATCTTAATTGAAGCCAGTAAAAAAATTACAGGCGGTCATGAATTGCATTTAGATTTACTTCATTATGCAATTGAGGAGCTATATTCAAAGTCAAATTATAATGAGATTATTAATAGTGGTGGATTGAGATTTTATATAGTACGAATAATGCTTACACAATGGCGCTCGAACACTGGTCCATTTTATAAGATGTTTTTTAATCAAAAGTCAAATGAGATAGTTGGAGATTTTATATACGAAGATGAATACGAATTTAATGAGATACAATACAATGAAGCCTTAGAAGATTTGAAGTGGTACGATAAAGAATTATTCAAACTATTCACAAACGAACAGCATACGATTTCAAGCCTATCTAGGCAAACAGGCATACCACGTTCAAGCGTTGATTTAACTATTAAAAAAGTACGTAAAATATTAAAGAAACATGAGTAAAGTATTAATAATCGGAGACATTCATGAGCCCTTTTGTTTGGATGGTTATATTGATCATTGCAAAAAACAATATAAACATTTCAATTGTAATAAGGTAGTATTTATCGGAGACATAATTGACTCACATTACAGCTCATTTCATAATACCGACCCCGATGGATTGAGCGCAAAGGATGAGCTCAATGTTTCAATTAAGAAGTTAAGAAAGTGGCATAAGGCATTCCCGAACGCAACGGTTATAATTGGCAATCATGATAGGATTGTGGCACGTAAAGCCTTAGCAAATGGAATTAGTGCAAAATGGATTAAAGAATATAAAGATGTACTTGAAGTACCTACATGGAATTTTAAAACAGATGAAACGATTGACAATGTGTATTATGTACATGGTGAAGGTTCAACTGCATTTACAAAGGCTAAAGACCAATTTCGTAGTGTTGTAGCTGGTCACACACACACGAAGTGTTACATTGAATTCGTTAACAACGTATTCGGTATGCAAGTCGGTTGCGGTGTAGATAAGGATAGTTACGCAATGGCATACGCAAAGAATTACGCGCCGCCTCAGATAGCTTGCGGTGTTGTTATTGATGGGAAATTACCGATTATAATTAAAATGCACTAAAATATATATTTAACTATATGAAATGGAAATTTGAAAATATAGATGTTATATTCAGTTGTCATGAGAATGACTTTGAAAGAACTAGTAATTACTCACGAAATAAACTAAATACAAATGATAGAATTATTTATCTTGACGGTGCTGTTGTCAATGGCAACGATAGCGTTAATACTGAATCCGATTTACTCGAAAGTGTTGAAACTAATATCGATACTAACGAACATAAACCTAGAAGGAAAGCCGTTAAAGTGTCCGACGTGCCTACCGTTTTGGGTGACAATGATAGTCCTATTGATTACTAGAGTAGATATACCTATGGTAATATTATTGAGCTTTAGTGCGTCATACTTAGGTGAGTACTTTTATAAACAATTGACTACATGAAAAAGATAATTAAATTAAATATATTCAATTGTAAAGTAAATTTTATCCTATCAAAGGATATAATTAAAGACATCAATAAGATATTTAAAAAAAATAAAGAAGTATTTACTTTGGATTGCGAACTTGAAGGCATTGTTTTTTATTTTAGCATTTCGGAATATTTTATAATCATTAACGAGAATTATTTAACTCATAATACATTGGCACATGAGATATATCATTTAGTAGTTAAAGTAACGGAGCCTAGGGATATAACAGACGAAGAGACGCAATCGTGGTTATGTGGGGAGTTAACACAGGATATATATAAATTTTTAGAAACAAACAAAGTAACAATAAAATGACAATGATAGTTAGCGAACAGGATAAACAATTATTACTTGAAAATAGTAAAATAATACTAGACATTACAACAGGATATAAGCCTAACGAATTAAAGGTATTATATGATTTGCACAATCGAATTTACAACACTAATAAGGTGCCAAACGGTTGTGGTTCCTGCATTCGTAGTGTAATTGTTTCACTTCAAAAAGCATTATCAAAAGTTATATAATAATTAGAAAATAATTAGAAAATATGCCAAATATAGAAAACTTAATACCAGCACAAAAAGGTGAAGTAAGAAACCCAAATGGGCGTGGTAAAGGCAATAGAAATAGAAGTACAATCCTTAAGGAATTACTTGACATTAACGACCAAGAATTAAAGATGCACCAAGCACAAATCGAGAAAGCAATAGAGCTAAAAGATACGAACGCATATAAAGCGGTTTTAGATAGTGCTTACGGTGCACCAGTACAACAAATAGACAACGACATCACAATAAAAGAATTTGACATCTCGAAACTCTATAATGGAGAAGCACAATAACACATGGAATTTACTTGGAAGCAAAAGTAGATACTTTGTAGTCACGGGCGGTAGAGGCAGTGGTAAGTCTTTCGAGGTTGGTAGGTTTATAACTCTATTATCATTCGAGCAAGGTCATAAGATACTGTTTACAAGGCAAACAATGACCAGCGCACACTTGTCTATCATTCCTGAATTTAAAGAGAAAATAGAGCTGTTAAAATTAGAAGATATGTTTAGTATCTCTAAAAGTGAGATTAAGAATAAACAATCTCAAAGTGAGATATTCTTTAAAGGCTTAAAGACTTCAAGCGGTGACCAAACTGCAAACCTTAAATCATTGCAAGGAGTTACAACGTGGATTTTAGATGAGAGTGAAGAGCTAACCGACGAAGATACGTTCGATAAGATTAACCTTTCAATCCGTTCAAATGATAAGCAAAATAGAGTTATATTAATTCTTAATCCTGCAACGAAAGAACATTGGATATATAAGAAGTTTTTTGAGCAGGAAGGTATTAAAGAAGGCTTTAATGGCACGAAAGGTAACACGACATACATTCATACTACTTACGAAGATAACATTAAAAATTTAGGTGTTAGTTTTTTGCAAGAGATTGAGAAAATTAAGATACACAACCCCGACAAATATCAACACGTTATTTTAGGCGGTTGGTTAGATAAAGCAGACGGAGTGGTGTTTACTAATTGGGAGTTCGGTGCATTCAATCCAAACTACTTGCAAACTTCTTTCGGTATGGACTTTGGATTTTCAATTGACCCAGACGCATTAGCTGAAGTGGCAATTGATTTAAAGAATAAAATACTTTATGTCAAAGAACATATTTATCAACGTGGGCTTAAAACACATGAGCTATCAAAAATGTTACTTGAAAAAACGAAAGGCGGTTTGATTATAGCAGATAGCGCTGAACCAAGATTGATTGATGATTTAAGATTTCAAAAGGTAAACATACAAGCAGTTAAGAAAGGAACCATCGAAAGCGGTATAGTAAGAATGCAAGACTTCAAGATTATAGTTGAGCCGAATAGCACGAACATAGCAAAGGAGCTGAATAATTATTGCTATCTAAACAAAGGTTCAAAACTTTATATTGACAATTGGAACCACATAATAGATGCAATTAGATACAATGTGATATACAACCTTGATAACCCGAGCCGAGGTACGTATGGTTTTTACAAAAAAGGTATGTAATTTTACAAAAAAAATATATTTATAAGCATGGTTGGTTCAATTTACGAAATATTAATTAAAGATTTAAGAACATTGTGTTTATCTCATAAGGCAGTAAAATCCTTTCGAGTAGGCGATATTAGCGCAATCGAACAACCAACTGGTAACGATGGGCCACATACGAATAGTTATGATTACATGGCGGTTCACTTAGTACCGTCAACTGCAGAGATGAATGGACAGTCAACAAAGTTTGAGTTTGATATGGTTGTATTTGATTTATGTAAAGACGATTTGGATTTGCAAGTAATAACACAATCTCAATGCCTTGAAGTAACTAGAGATATTATAAGCAAATTTAATTTAACAGATTGGAAAGGATTTCGATACAACATTCAATTACCTACGACCTCAATGATATTCGATGAAGCCTTTGTTAACTCCGTGGCTGGTTATACAACACGAATAATAGTTGAAGCAATTAGTCCTTTCACTTTATGCGAAAATCCATTTAATTAATGGATCCAAAGAAACTATATATACGTCAAGTTACTAAAGCCTTAGATGCTTTGGGTACTGAAATATTAAACATCATGAAGGCGCAAGCACCCGTAAAAACAGGCAAGCTAAAGCGTTCGATACGTTATAAGATAGTTACTAAAAACGATAATCCAGCATTATCATTTTATTACATCTATTATGGCGTTTATGTTGATTTAGGAACGTATAGCAATGCAGACAAAGCAAGTTATGGAATGAGCCAATTCATAATGCCTAAATGGAATCCAAGACCAGGACATACGGGTAAAGGAATATTGCCTAGATATTGGACTTCATTGTCAAGTGATGCAAACGAATTAATCGGATATTTCGCAAAGAAATTAGAGCGTACGGTCGGAGCGGATATAGTCGAAATATTAACAGGAGTTACAACAAAAACAAGTAGAGCAACAGCATAAATTATGAGAACAATTAAAAGTATATCAATTAGAAAATTTATCGAGATTTCGGATTTAATCAAAGATGAAACAAGCATTCACGACCGAATGAAAGTGTTCCAAATTGTCACAAGTTGCGACATTGAAGAAATCCGTATTATACCTGCTGAAATACTAGATACAATGTGGAATGAGTTTGTTCACAATTGCTTTGACTTAGGTGACGGGAGCGTTGACAATATCATTACCATTGATGGTAAAAGTTATGGATTGATTAACGTGAAAGGATTAACAGTTGGTGAAATGGCTGATATCGATGTGCTTAAAAATCATCCCGTGTTAAACTTTAATCTTCATAAGATTATGGCAATTTTATATCGACCATTAATTTCAAAACTACCTTTCAAGATTGAGCCTTATAGCAATGAAACATTTGAGGAGCGTGCTGAATTGTTCGCTGAAAAAATGCCCGTTAAGGTTGCATTGAACACCGCTGTTTTTTTTTTAAATATATTGGGCAGCTTGAAAGAAGTTACAAAGGACTTTTTGGATCCGAAGATACCGAAAGCGGAGAAGAAGAAAAAAATCTTGAACGCTCTGATATCCGTTGCGCTCGAGGTTGGAATTCGTTTATTTACTTCCTTGCGAAAGACGACATCCTTAAAATCGAAGAGGTTACAAAAATAGAATTAATAACAGCCTATAATTTTTTAGCACACCAAAAGAATAAAAATGATAACACAAATTAACTACGCACCATCTTACTTACAAGGCACATACAATCCGATAATTTGGAGCGTTACAAGTGATGAAACTTATCAAGATAATTTCAGTTATATTTTTGATGTGTATATCAATAATGTTTTTGAAATAAGATTAAAAGTAAAACCGAACCCAGTTGGTGCTGGCATGATTGATATTAGTCAAATTTGTCAAGCGTATTTAAAAGATACAATTCCTGAAACTACAATTAATACAACTACATATTATCATATTTTTGCAGACAATGGTAATTCAAGTTTACATACATTTGTAATTTGTGGCGAGGAATACGGCGGTCAAATTTACGATGGCAATGGTAATGTAGGAGAACCCGATTTTTATTTGTGGGCAAAAACAATTCAAAATAATTTCGATATTCCCGTTCACGTTTGGAATAGTAGCTTAGAACATCAACAACAACAAGATGGAATGAGTAATGGAATCCTATATAGTGGTGGCTATGGTATATTACCTTCGCAAACAATAACATACGATTGGGGTAATGCGTTATTAAATAATACGTTAGCTTATCCATTAAACTATGCACCTTTAAAACAAAAAGCATACTACAATGACATGAACGTTTTGAGCTACATAAATTGGACTCAATATCCTAATGTATTAGATGAAAGTTATATTGCATTTTTAGTTTTAAATTATTACGACCAATTTGGTAATGTAATTGTAAGTAACTTACCAATTAGTGTTGATGCAATAGCTGGATACTTCCAAAAAAGTGTTTGTAGTGATGTTATTATAACTCAATTAACAGCTGAATTTGACATCATTCACGTTCAATGTAGGTTAGCTTCATTAATTGAATTGATTAACATTTATACAGGGCAAGCTAATGTAATGGGTCCTAACGAATATATCGAGGTACAAATGTTTAATCACGCAGTTGGTAATGGATGCGTTGAATATCAACCATTAACTCAAATAACTAGATTAACAATGCTTGAAGATTGCGATACACTTTATACTAGAGTTCGATTAAGTTGGTTAAATGATTTGGGTGGGCGTGATTACATGAATTTTACTGCCTTTATGGAAAAGGAAACAAAAACAACGAATAGTAACTACTACCAAGAAACAATGGATTGGAGTGGATATAGTCCCGTAACTGCAAACCTTACGAATCCAAACTACAATCTACAAACAAAAGGCGGTAATATAATCTATAATAAACAAGCCATGACATCGTTCGTGCTGAATACGGATTGGCTTACTCAAGATGAAGTTAATTTATTAGAAGGATTGCAAAAAAGTTCAAATGTTATAGCTTATTTTAACGATACGCCTTACAATGTGTTGGTGCCTCAAAGTGTTACAATCGGACAAACATCTTATAAGACTAAAAACATTAAGCAAGTAAAGATGGTTCAAGCTGAATTTGAGATAAATTTAAACCACGTTCAAAAGATTAATTAATGAGATTATACGTTAAACAAAATACGGGGTTTATATTGTTAGATTTAATGGAAAACAATCCTATTAAATTGAATATGTCGGTTGCTGACATAATGGATCCGACTGCAAATCCGTCAACGTATTCTCAAACATTTCGAGTACCTAACACGGCTAATAATAATTTGTTTTTTAAGAGTGCATTTAACATCAACACGGTTACTTTTGATGCAACTAAAAAAATAGAATCTTACATCCAAGATAGTAACGTAACGATTTCAGTCGGCAGTATTCGATTGACTAACATAGTTACTAACAATCGAGATAACAATGTTGAATACGAGGTAACTTTTTTTGGCGAGGTTTCTGATTTCAGTTCGGCGATTGGCGGTGGGTTTTTAAACTCATTAGACCTATCTTTTTTCAATCATGAAAAGATTTATGTAAACATTGTTAATAGTTGGAATCTTAATTTATTTGGTGGTGATGTTATCTACCCATTAATTGAGTGGGGTTATGATTATTTAAACGGTAGCCCAGTTCAAAATACATTAGCATTACACAATGGAACGTTAGCACCTAACGGATTTACAGCCAATAACCATCCGTTATCAATCGCACAATTTAAACCCGTTATTCGTGCAAAGGTTTTGATAGATGCAATCTTTCAAAGTAGTGGTTTTACTTATGATAGTTCTTTTATTAATGTGAATAATTCGGACTTCATGAATCAGTATGTAATTACCGAACAACAAGATAGGGCAACTGATACAACTATTTCTAAATTAGAGGTTAACGGATTATGGCAACAAGTACTACAAGCAGCCTCTCAAGTTATTCTATTCCCGTATGAAGTTTACGACCCGTCAAATTCATTTGATAATACTACAATGATTTTTAAAGTACCTATTCAGTTTGCTAGTCCTACTGATTATTATATTTTTGATATTGGTGGTTGGTTTACAAATTGGTCTTTTAATAATTTTTTTGAAATCAGACTAGATAATTTAACTACAAGCTCCACAATTGCAACGCATACTTTCACAGGCACTACTTATGGAACACCTTATTATTTCTTTCATACATTTAATATTTACAATACAGTTGGTGGTGTGCCATTAGCTTCTTTAGGAGATGAATTAATATTTAGAGTTATATCAACGGTTCCACCTAATGCAAACCGTAACAATGTTTCAACAGCAATTTTAAGACAAACAACATCTGTTGGAGATATTACTAATCTTAAAAACTTTCTACCTAATAATATAAAAAACATTGATTTCTTAAAAGCTATTATTGAAAGATATAATCTTGTTTTAGAACCATCAAAAACCATTGATAAACATTTCACAATCACTCCGTGGGTTGATTGGGTAGAGCAAGGCACACAACGTGATTGGACTGCTTATGTAGATGGCAATGTGGACATACAAAGCAAACCATTATTTGAATCTCAAACAAGGTCAAACACATGGCGTGATGAAGAAGATAGTGACTATGTTAATTACAATTTTCAACTAGCTACAAAAACAACCTATGGACAATTAGACTTAGATAGTCAAAATGAAATATTAGTCGGTAATAATTTAGTAGAATCTTTGTTCGCACCAACTCCATTGCTACCAATTGGTAACGCTTCATCTATTGGAACTCCAAACCAAAAGTTAGCAGCGCAATTCTTAATACCACACATTGCAAAAGATACAACAACGGAACGAACACCAATAACTCCTAAATTGAGATTGGTTTATTACAATGGAATGCGAAACGCTCCTTTAGAATGGCACATTAAAAACGACTCAAATGTTACTCAACATTGGAATCAATATCCGTTGGTTAGTCAATATAGTGTGCTCGACCCGTTAGTGACTGATTTTATTGATATGGCATGGCGTAACGCCGAACCATTATGGGATATTACTCCAAGTGTACCGAATCCGCCCGCTCGAACTACTCGAGATTTGTGGAATAATTATTGGCAAAAATGGTACGATTTTACTTATGATAAATTTGGTAAGATTTTAGAAATGAATATCGTTTTAGACTATAAAAAAGTATGGGATTTAAAATTCAATGATAAAATTTTTATTAAAGATAGTTGGTTCATGGTTAATAAAATAACCGATTATGAAGTAGGTAAACCGACATCTTGCAAAGTAGAATTAATCAGAGTAGGTGAATCTATTTCGATAGTTCCAAGTCCTATAATCGAAGGTCAATTGATGTGTTATTTTGCAAACGTAGAAGACCCGTGCGATGTGTATTGTTGCTTTGAAAATGGCAATGCAACGATTAAATACTTTGAATTAAATGGTCAATTATTCTTAGATGCAAATGGCAATTTTCCTGCACCTAGTGGCGTTTATTCCTATGGAGCTAGTAATACTTTTCAAGTAATTAACGGAATAATTACAACGTATTATAATACAAGTGGTTGTGTATGTATTCCAGACGAAATACAAAAATATGACCCATGTAGAGGTAATAGTGTATATGAAGCTGGATGTTGTCAATTCCCTTCGCAATCATTTTACTCATTTTCAAATACTGTTTACCAAGCTACCGAAGCATGGAGTGATTTGGCATTAACAACACACGTTCCAGATGGTTGGTATGCTAACCCTGGCGAATTATTTGTAGCACAATTTATTAACGGAATAAACGTACAAGTAGCGGCAAGAATTACTTGCATACCTTAAACTAAAAAAAACTATGGCAAACGAGATAAATATAGGAATTAATACCACGTCCGACCTTAGCGGGTTGAATAAGGTAGATGAAAGCGTAAAGAGTTTACGACAACAAATTAAAGAAGCTACCGCAAACGTAGCCATACTTTCTGATAAGTTTGGAGCTACTTCTAAAGAAGCCATTGAAGCGGCAAAGGCGGCAGCTATTCTAAAAGACAGAATGGGCGATGCTAAAGCCTTAACAGATGCGTTCAATCCCGATGCTAAATTTAAAGCGGTTAGTGCGTCACTTACAGGCGTGGCGGGTGGATTTAGTGCGGTTACGGGTGCCATGGGTATCTTTGGGGAAAAGAGCAAAGATGTTGAAGCAGCTATTTTAAAAGTGCAATCTGCAATGGCTTTGGCAAGTGGGGTGCAAGCGATTGGTGAAAGTATAGATAGTTTCAAACAATTAGGTGCGGTAATAAAATCTACTACGATATTTCAAAGGATTGCAACAGCAGCGCAATGGTTATGGAATGCGGCATTAAATGCAAATCCTATCGGTGCAGTTGTGGTTGCAGTTACGGCATTAATAGGAGTTGGTTATTTGATGATAAAAATGTTTAAAAGTACAAATGAAACATTAGAAGTATCAAAAGAAAATATTGAAAAATATAATAAAAAGATTGAAGCACAAACTACATTACTTGAAAATAATCGTAAGAAAAAACATGAGTTACAAGAATTTGAATTGAGGTTGATGAGGGCGCAAGGTAAATCCGAAGAAGCTATTTTAAAACGTGCCTTAGCTATTTCAAAAGAAAATCAACAAGAAGCATATAAGCAATACGAATTAAAACGTACTACTTTAGAAATGCACAAAAATATAATTGCAACTTATGAATCAACGCAAGCCGATTTAGATAAGAAAATTGCATTAGAGGAATATGGCAGTGTTTTAAAAGTTCATTATGAAGAACAAAAGAAAAATAATGCTAGAGAATTAGTTAATTCTAAAGAGCAATTAAATGCTTCTATTTTGGCAAATAATGCTGCGGTTAAAGTAGTTAATGAAGCTAACGCACAATTTAAAAAATCTAAAGAAGATTTAATAATATTTACAACTCAAAAAGAAACAGACGCAAAAAATGCTAAAATAGCAATTAAAAAAGATGAAGTTAAACAAATTGATAAAATTGATACTACACAAAAAGATAAAGATGAACAAAGAGTAAATCAAGCTAAAACATTATTAGAAAAGGCTACTAAAGAACAAGAGGATTTATTAGCAGATACAAATGTAAAGCAAGAAAATTTATTGAATGAAAGAAACAAAAAGGAATATGAAAAAATAGCAATACAAAAAGATAGGATTGCAGCATTAGAACTTGAAGCGGCAAATCATATAAAAAGACTTGAACAAGCGGTTGCAAAAGATAAAGAAATTCAAGACCAAAAAGACGAAGCGGCAAGGGTAAAAAAGCGACAAGATATTGAAGATGATAATGAAGTAAAATTAAATGCTATTCGTCAAGAAAAAAACGATAATTTAGACCAACAACGAGAATATGCAGCACATCTAAATACTTTATATGAATCACAAAAAGCTAGTGGAGTTGTAAGCGTAGAATTAGAAAAAGAAATTGCAGAACAAAAAAAGTTAATTGCAAAAACCGAACAGGAATACAAAGAATATTCACTTAATAAAGGCATTGAAGTAGCGGGACAAGCGGGACAACTTTTACAACAAATAGCTGGGAATAGTAAAGAAGCGGCAATTGGGGGGATAGTATTAGAAAAGGCAGCATCAATAGCGTCAATTATAGCGTCAACATTTGCAACAAACGCAAAGTTTACAGGACATCCAGCGTCAATACTTTCATTTGGTGGAGCGGCTGCATTACCAGTTGCATTGAACACGGCAAGTGGAGCCATTGGCATAGCGTCAATTATTGCACAAGCAAGTAAAAGTATTTCTGAAATTAATGGCGCAAAGTCAAGTGATACGGCTGGCGGTGGTGGTGGTTCAACACCATCTAAATTCGCAACGGGTGGACTTGTTACGGGCATGGGAACGTCAACAAGCGATAGTATCATGGCTAATTTATCAAATGGTGAATCGGTAATCAATGCAAAATCAACCGCCATGTTTGGTAACTTACTTTCAAACATAAATCAAATGGGTGGCGGTGTTTCTTTTGGTAATCAAAATCAAACAAATCCGATATTTAAGACGTACGTTGTAGCAAGCGAAATGACTTCGCAAATAGAGGCAAATTTAAAATTAAAACAAATAGCAAGATTATGAACAGAAAATTAATAGAATTAGTAATAAGTGAAAGCGGTGGTGTCGATAAAATTTCATTGGTTGAGGAACCAGCAATCGAAATTGATTTCATGTATTTTAAAAAAGAATTAGAAAAGTATCGTTTTGATAATGATTTACAAATTGTAATTGGGCCAGCCATGATACCTGACATGAAGATTGTTCGTATTGACGACAAAGGTAATTATTACGATGTGGTATTTTCAAAAGAAACTATTTTGAAGATTGCTAAAAAATTCATGAAAGAAGCTCGAACGAATGACATAAACCAAGACCATGAGAATAAAAAGAAAACAGGAACGTATGTTTACGAATCATGGATTGTTGAAGACGAGCACGACAAGGCAATACAAAAATACGGCTACGATGTGCCCGTAGGAACGTGGATGGTATCAATGCAAGTAGAAGATATGGAAACGTGGCAACGTGTGAAAAATGGGGAGTTAAAAGGCTTTAGCGTCGAAGGTGTGTTCGAGGAATATGAGAATGAAGAATTGTTTAATAAGATTAAAGGAATCATTGAATTTGACGAAGATAAGGCAATCGAATTGGCAAAGACTTTAGGAATCAAAGCAAAAGATTTAGAGGAATTTGAAGTCGTTGAATACGATGAAAATTTTATTCCCGTGCAAGGGTACAAAGAAGGATTAACAGTATACAAATACGATGGACCGCCAGCTGAAAGAACATTTTGTAAATCGTTATTATCATTAGAAACATATTTCACATTTGCAGAAATTCGAGCCATAGCTCAAGCACCAGTTAACCCTGGTTTCGGACCACGAGGTACAAACATTTATGATATTTGGAAATATTCAGGCGGTGCAAATTGCAAACATTTTTGGCGTAAATATTACATAAACGCAAAAGAGAAAGTAATAAATAAAGGACGTGCGCCAGGGCTTGCGGGTACCGCTCCATACGACCAACCTAATCATGGTTTCTTACCTGATAATAAATAATTATCCACATTTTTGTTAAAAACTTTAAAACAAATATTTACTAATATGTACAAATTAAAATTAAACCAAGTTAGAGAACTACTAGGCGTAGAAGTATCTTTAGAAAAAATTGTTTTAGTTGATGGAACGGAAGTAATGACTGAAAAATTAGAAGTAGGTTATCCCGTTTTTGATGCTGAAAATAACTCCGTTGGAGAAGGTGAACACACAATGGCTGATGGCACAATGTTCAAAACTGATGAGATGGGTATTATTACCGAAATCGTTTTTGCAGAAGTTGAAGAAACTGAAGCACCAGTCGAGGTAACAGTTGAAGCGTCGGAAGTTGAAGTAGCAGTTGATCCAATGCAATTAGTTTACGAATCAATTACAGAATTAGGAACTGAAATTGCTAATTTAAAAGAAAGAGTAAATTCATTCTCAAAGGCACCAGCAACAACACCAATCAAAAAAACTGAAGTTGAAGAAATTTCAGTATTTTCAAAATTAGAAAAATTAAAACAAATTAAAAACCAATTAAAAAAATAAATTATGTCATTTAACTTAGGATCTTTACCAGCATATACAGACCAATTATCAACCGACCTAATCAGTGCGGCATTATTAAAGTCTTTTACAACTGATTTCGTTACAATCGAAGCGGGAAAAACAGCAGGAACATCGGCAATCAACGTTATGAATTCAACAGTTGACATCAAAGATGCAACATGTGGATTTGCAGCGGGTCAAGTAGGTTCAAACGCTACTGTTTTTTCTCAAATTCCTTTAGTAGTAGGTAGCAAAATGTTAAAAGAACAACTTTGCCCTGAAGATTTAAGAAGCAAGTGGACTTCATCTCAATTAGGTGCAGCGGCTAACCAAGAGACAGTACCTTTCGCTGAATTAATCGCAAACAACAAAATCGCAAACATTGCTAAATTCGTTGAGAATACAATTTGGCAAGGTGATGGAGCTACATTAACTGGTTTGTTATCTCAAACTACTAATGCAAATGGTTCTATCAATTCAGCGGGTGCATACACACAATGGACAACATCAACTGCAATTGCAGAATTTTGGTTAAACGTTGGTTCATTGACTAGCGATTTACAAACAGAAGATGATTTAATCATGTACACTTCTTATGCTAACTACCAAGCATTAGTTGCAGCCTTAATCAATACAGGTGCAAGTGTAATCGGACAATTTGCGCAAGTTAGCAATGCAGCGGGTGTTAACGCTCCAAGTTCATTCGTTTTCCCTGGTACAAACATTACAGTTTTTGCTGCACCTGGTATCAATGATGCGGCTCGTGTAATCATAGCTCCAAAAAAATACATATTCTTTGGAACAGGATTGTTAGATGAAATGGATACGTTCAAATTCTACTATAATGAAGCTGACGATATCATGAATTTCAATGCTAAATTCAGATTAGGAACAGCGGTTTATGTTTCTCAAGTAGTATCAAATTTATAAATAAAAAAGGGGTGTAAAAAGCCCCTTATTTTTCAACTTAAAAAAATAATTAAATATGGCATGTAATATAACGCAAGCAATACCTTTAGATTGTATGAACGCCTTAGGTGGTGTAAGAAGTATCTTCGTTTTTGCTGAAGGAGCGAATATACCATTTGATATTCAA